GAAAATTAACACTTGTCGTATATGTATATGTAGATACGTCATCTCTGTTATTTGTCCAAATAGCATAGCTGTTCATAAAACTACCCCATGCCCCGTTAGTAACAGTGTACCAATCTAAATACTCGCCTACATATATTAAATTTTGATATGTATTAGCATTTACAACACCCCTAACATAACCGTCATTTATAGCCCAAGTTAATAACCTTAGTACAGTATTTTGAATTAATGTGCCAAAAGAATAGCTACCAATATTATGGCTTGTGCCCATATACCCTACGCCAACTTTATTAATCCATAGACCTTTGTTTTGCAAAAGTCCACTCATTGAGTTGACGCCTAATGGGCTTTGTTTTCCTGTATCACTCATGGGCAAAATACATCATCACTACCCTGAACAATCGGATGACCGCAAGTTACTGATGAGCCTATTCTTAATAATGGTTGTCCTTCTGCAAAGACAGTAGGACTCCCCTCTGTAGTTGATGCTGCCGCATGCGGGGGATGAGGGTTATTTCTACGTTGGGGCCATGGCGCATGTGCGCTTATTTGACTTACATGCAGACCCACAGCTATATTGTTTACAAAAACGGTATCAGCACCGTGGAGTATCGCACCACCTGGCGCATTTGTGTCACCTAGTCTGCTTACTCCTGTCATTATGTTATCCCAATACTATTTTTTTGCTAGGTACTTTAATACCTGTAGTTGCTTCTAAATACTTGTCCTTGATACTATCTTCGGTTTCAGCATAGATAGCAATACTATTAGTATTTAGCTTAAATTGACCCTTCGGTTCTGCGGTGAATACGCTAGGAATCATTTGCATACCTTGCTGAGTAGGTGCAATAGAAACAGGTTCTTCCATTGCAATAAAGTCACTATCTGCTTGAACTACTTTAGCAATTAGTTCTTCGCCCGAATTTAACTTAAATGTGTATACTGTGTTTAGTGTTAGTGGTAGTTGCATTATGCGCTCTCTGTTAATTTTTGTTTAAGTTCGGTAAATCCACCGATTAACTGTCCATCTAAAAAGATTTGCGGTACGGTACGTGCATTTGGAACTGCTTCTAGCAATTCTTCTTTGGTGTATCCATCACCGATTTTCTTTTCTTCAAATTGAATGCCCTTGCTTGTCATCAATGCTTTCGCTTGGTCACAATAAGGACAGTTGTACTTACTCCATATAATTGCTTTCATTTTATTTCCTTTTACAAAGTTGGTAATGCGTCATAGTCTAATGTGTCGCCCATTACACCAATAACATAATTTGTTGATTCACTCTCTTGTAGTGCTGTTTGTTTTTTACTTGTGTCACTATGTTTATTAAACCAAGGGATAGGAGTTGACTTTGGAGCAGGTGATTGATATTTAATACCAATATCGCTTAATGCTCCTTTTGCAGTAAAGTCTACAAAGTCTTTAAGAATATTTGCATTTAGTCCAATAACAGGACCAAACTTGAATAAGTACTCAGCCCATTCTTTTTCCTCACGAATTACATCGGCATAAATTTGATATACTTCTTTTTCACAATCTAATTTTGCATTAAGAAAACGAGGATCTTCTTTAATTACTTGATTAATTAACCAAGCAGTCCATTCTTTATGCAGTAACTCATCTTGTAAAATTAAACTGATAATGTTACCATTACCAATAAAGATTTTGTTCTCGACCATTGCTAAACTTGTAGCAAAACTTACCATGAATCTAAATGCTTCTAACGCATAGCTTGCATGAAGTGCTAACCAAATTGCTTTGATATGTTCTACTTCTGAGATAAATTCTCCCACTTCTTTTCTGCAATTAATTAGGTGTAGATTGTCGTAGTACTTCCCAACACTACTTGCCATATCTACAATTTCTTTTGTGTCGTGAATCGTGTTGAACACATCTTTTGGCACGTTGTAGATATTACGAATAATATGACTATAGCTACGACTGTGAATATTAGTTTCAAAGAATGTCCAGTTGTAAACTAGTGCTTCTAGTTCTGGTAGACTTACCACAGGCGTAAAGATTTGACTAGGGCCACGACCCTGCAAACTGTCTAATGCAGTTTGTCGTAGTAAGTTACTTGTAAAAATATGTTTAACTGTATTGCTAGATTCTTTAAAATCATTAGAGTCTTTAGATAAGTTGATTTCTTCGGGAACCCAAAAGAAACCCCTAGCAGTCTGTTCAATTTTTACTAGTTTATTATATTTTACCTCTTCAAACCGTTGAATGGTTACGGGACCTTCTGGGTCCAAAAACATTTTTCTATTCAAATAGTCTGTTTTGTTGCTTAGATTGTATTGTTGTTTGCTCATATTAAATTATGTTCTCAAGTTCTTTGCTAATTATATCTGCTATCAGTTGGTGACCTAATTTTGTTGGGTGTTGACTAAAAGGATTTAAATGCTTGCTACTAACTAAAAATTCTACTCTGTTGCTATCAACTTTCCACGTTGAAGTATGATATTTTCTATCCATACCTTCTATACCTGTTTGTAGTGCCATTTGAGATAACAAATCACGTGTTTCAAAATCATTGTGTCCTAAAAAATTATTAAGTTCAAAATTATACTTATGTGTATTAAAAGTATCGAACCATAAATTTTTAATACCATTTCCTTTATAGAACTGATTAATAAATTGAATTTCTTCTGTTAGCAGTTGAATTTCATGTTCATGATTATAATAATTTAATACATAACTTTTGATAGCAGGGCTTTGTGCTATGCCATTATTAAACATAATGTCCTTTGCTATATTAGCATTGATATCATAAAAGTAGGATCTTGCGGTTGATGTTATACCATGTAACACTACAATTTCTGCATTTTCTTTAACAAGGTCTTTGTATCTATCTGAATTAAAAAACTTTTTTAAGAGTAAGAATTGATGTTGATTACTAGAACCACCTAACCCAAAATTTATGTTTTCAAAATCATATTTTTTAGCTAATAGGCCCCTAAAACTAACTGTGTTAGCTACTTCAACACTACCAACACTATATCTTAATATGTTATAGTCTTTAAGGGTCATTCCCTCTTCATATCCGGTGCCCACACCGTACATCCAACTACATCCAAAAGTTACTAATATTTTTCTTGCCATACAATGCCTTTTTATAATTTACATGCTTCACAATCTTCTTCATCAAAATCAATTAGTTCCAATGGTCTGTCTTCTGGTGTTTCTTTACTACCTTGTTTATTAATCAAACTATAGTAAAAAGTTTTTAATCCCCAAATATGCGCTTGCATTAAATTTTTTGCTATCAATGTAGTTGGTACTTTTTTATCTACAAAAAATGCAGGATTGTAAAATGTGTTAGTACTTATGCTTTGGTCCACATAGGCTGCTAAAACTGCGGATGTTTTTAAATAAGCATCACAGTCTTTTTGTTCCCACATCAGTTGATATTTGTTTTTGAGTTTTCCATATTCAGGGACAACTTGCGTAAAACTTCCCGCTTTGCTTTCTTTCACACTAATCAAACTCATTGGCATCTCAATTCCGTTTGTGCTATTGATAACTACACTACTTGATTCTACAGGAGCAATAGCCATTAGCGTAGCGTTTCTAACACCATATTGCTTCATATTAGTACGTAGTGTTTCCCAATCTAATTCAGGTGTGAAGTCTGCTAAGTCATTAACACCATTGGCGCGTAATTCCCAAGGGAATATTCCTTGTCCATATCGTGTTTTATTACTATCGACACATGCACCTCTTTCTTTAGCTAATTCAACTGTGGCTTCGGTAAGATAAAATGCCTGATGTTCCATCCATGATTTAACTTCTTGTAGTGCATCTTTCTCGCCATATTTATAGCTACGTTTTGCATGCCAGTATGCTAAGTTAGTGACACCAATTCCAAGAGGAGATATTTCATCATTGCTTAGTTTACTCTGTATGCTTAAAAAGTCTTGGTAATCAAGTATATTGCATAGACTGCGCTGTAAAATGCGGCAAGCACGGCGCATATCTTCTGGGTTACGGAATGCTCCCCAATTGATACTGCCGAGCGTACAAAGAGCGATACGCCCATCACTATCATCAAGACGTTTAAAAGATTTAGTAGGTAATAGTATTTCACAGCAAAGGTTACTCTGGTAAATAGTATGATACTCAGGATCAAATGGCCCCTGATTCATTACATTATCAATGAATACTAGATAGATGCGACCAGTATCTGTTCTTTCTTTTAGTATACCGCTTTTGAATACTTCTTCAGCAGCCATTGATTTTTTGCGTAATTTTGGTGTATTTTCGTATTTTACATACAGTTCTTCAAATAACGCTGTGTTACGATAAAAGGCTTCGTATAAGTCAGGTACTTCGTTCGGATCAAAGAAGGTGATATTTTCTTTGTTTTTAAAACGTTTCCAAAAGAATGCGCTAAGGACAACTCCGTAGTCCATGTGTCTAACTCTAGTTTCTTCTGTACCCTGATTGTTTTTAAGCACAATAAGGTCATCAAACTGATGATGCCAAATGGGATAAAATACTGTAGCACTTGCATTGCGAATACCTCCTTGACTGCAACTTCTTAAATCACCAAACCATTTCTTTAAGAATGGTATCATGCCAGTATGCATGATTTCTCCACCACGAATAGGTGATCCTAGTGGACGTAGTCTTCCAATCTCTAATCCTATGCCAGCACGTTTGCTAGCATATTTTGCCATCATTTCTCCTGATGCGAAAATACTGTCCAAATCATCATCCGAGCGAATAAGTACGCAACTACTAAACTGCTTAGTAGGCGTACCGAGACCTGCCAGTACTGGTGTAGCCAACGTGAATAAACCGTCACTGGCTGCGTTGTAGTATTCTTTGATATATCGCATTCTTGCACTATTTGGTTCTTCTTTATGAAAGACAGTGGCTGCGGCGATAATGTATCTAATTTGCGGAGTTTCATATATTTCCTTTGTGCTACGATTTTTTACTAGGTATTTTTCAATTAGTTGCTCAATGGCGGCATAACTATATTGCTCATCCTTAGAATGATCCAACATATCATTCATCTTGTTCCAATCATCTTCGGTATACCATTCAAGCAATTCGTTAGAGTATAACCCGGTATCTACATTCTTTTTTACAATTTTATATAAATGAGGCGGTTGATATTCTCCGTATACGTCTTTGCGTAACATACTCAACTTTTGTTTTCCCGCAACAAATTGATAATTAGTGTGTCCAATATCAGGGTGTGATTCAACGTCAATTAGGTCAACTATTGCCCGTAGTGTTATTTCATCAATTTGTTTTGTCGATATACCATCATAAAAATGTAGTTGACTTTTAATCTCTACCATTGACGGGCTTACATCTGCTATGCCCTTACATACTTTTGCAACTTGTGCTTGCCATTTTTCTAGATCCAATGGTTCTTTTCTACCATTTCGTTTAATTACATTAATCATTTTTCACCTATTATACTTTTTATTTTGGCTATATCTATTTTATAGTCTGTTTTAAATTGAGTCGAATTAATATTTAGAACTGAGTTCGGGTAGTAATTCAATACATATTTTGCGCGGTCAACCATGACTAAGGCAAATTCTTCACTATTATCGTCTTTTGCTAGGCAAAAGTCAATATCTTTTATACCCAATAGTAATAGTGTATAAACCATACCCAAACCCCTAGAGATTTGACAGTATGTATTGTCGTTTAATAAATCCCATGGACCTGGCCAATTATCCACATCCTGATGGTGTAAGTGACGGTTAACCAAAGGTGCATATTGCCACCATTTGTCTATTTCTAGACAGACAGTAGCAATATCTTTATTTTCGAGGGATTTCCTAAGGTCGTACCAACTCTTTAACCTAGTTACATATTCTAATTGAAAAACATTAATCACATTGTACTTATCATTTTTAAAAAATGTTTACAAAATACAATGTGACCTTTTTTTAGAATCGACCAACTGCGACTTCAATAGTACCTTCAGTACCTGTAAAGTTCTCTAATGATTTACCGATGATAGTACCAGCACGTGCTTCATTGTTAGCAATTGCACGACCGTTTTCACCTGTAACCATTAAGTCACCTTTAGCAACATTACCTGTTACTTTAACTGGCACACGACCTTGTAGCGCAACATTAACCACATGTTCACCTTGACAATCATTGTTCATTGTATAAGCTGGGTTAGTTGTTACTACACCTGCTACACGTGTGCTATCAAATGTATTAGCTAATGTGACTTCTTGTTCACCACCAAATACTAGAACTGTTCCAGGTGTATACTCTGAGTCAGCAACATATTTTTCTGCCAAGTCAGCGTATGTAGCATTCAATCTTGAACCTGCACTTAATGAGAAGTTACCTGTAAATGTACCAACGTTAGTATTAGAACCTACAGAGATTACTGCCGCATTAGATAATGTTAAACCAGTTAATGTACCAACTGAAGTAATATTAGGTTGAGCCGCAGTTGTTACGGTACCTGCTGTTGTTGCACTAGTTGCGCTTGGTACTGTACCTGTTACGTTTGCACCAGGAATAGATGTCAAGCCAGTAGCCGCACCGTAGTGTGTTGCTGTTACGTTAGCACCACTGATGTTACCTGTTACTGCCAATGAACTTAATGTACCAACTGAAGTAATATTTGGTTGTGCCGCAGTATATACTGTACCTGCAACTAATGCATTACCCACTTGACCAGTTACGTTAGCACCAACAATAGAACTTAATCCATTACCGTTACCAGTGAACACACCTGTGTTAGCAGTAAATGCTACTGCCGTTACTGTACCATTTACACCCAATGATGTTAATGTACCAACTGAAGTGATATTTGGCTGTGCTGCCGTTGTTACTGTACCTGCTGTAGTTGCACTACCCGCTGTTGCAACAGACAAGTTAGCAACTTGAGTTGTGGAAGTTACTACTAACGGAGCATTACCTGTAGCAATTGTACTAATCAACTGACCAGTTACGTTAGCATTACCTGCTGTTACGTTGCCTGTTACAGCCAATGAACTTAGAGTACCAACTGAAGTGATGTTTGGTTGTGCCGCAGTTGTTACAGTACCTGCCGTCGTTGCTGTCGCAGCCGCTAAGTTAGCAACAGTAGTTGTTGATGATACTGCGAATGGTGCAGTACCTGTAGCTACAGTACTGGTGATTTGACCACTTGCACTAATTGTAGTAAATGCACCAGTGTTTGCTGTTGTTGCACCAACTGTACCGTTATGAGCACC